TAGCACTAGCACTAGCACTAGCACTAGCACTAGCACTAGCACTAGCACTAGAATTTTGATTGTTCCCTCGCTCAAGCGCAACTACACGCGAATTTAATAGGGTCACCATTTCTGTCATAGTATAAGTTTTCACATTCTCTTTTTTATCAGTATCTACATTTTCCGGTATGGAACCTAGATTCGATGATTGGTTAGTTGCGGTAGGAAGATTATTCTGACTACCTACTCTTCTGCGAATAGCTGCGGCATTTGAACTACTCATATTCGTTTGTATAAACTATCAATGAAGAATGTTTTTAATTTGTTTACGCAGACATATTCATTTTAATGGTTTGGTGACTTTTATATTCTTCTTTCCAAATAATATCAGATACTTTGTACTCTTCTAAAGGTTTTTTTTCTAATATTTCCATTTTTGGAAATGCGAATGGTTCGCGGTCTATTTGTACTTTCAACGCGTCGATATGGTCATTGTAAATATGCGTGTTGCCCATAAAATATACAAAGTCTTCTGCGATTAAACCACACTCTTTCGCAATCAAATGCGTCAAAAACGAGTATGACGCAATGTTAAATGGCACACCTAAACCAACATCGCAACTACGTTGATACAAAGCGCACGATAAATAGTGTTTGTCTCCTTCGCTGCGGACGTTAAACTGTGCTAATACGTGACACGGTGGCAGAGCCATTTGGTCCAATTGGCAGGGATTCCAAGCAGACATGATTAAACGGCGAGATGTGCGTCCTTCTTCTGTTTTCAAATTGTCAATAATGTATTGTAGTTGGTCGATACCCTTACCAGAATAGTCAGTGTAGCGGTCAGCATACTCTGCGTTGAAATGTCGCCATTGATGTCCATATACCGGTCCAAGGTCACCTTCTTCATTGTTAGTCAATCCGCGACTATCCAAGAATTCCCTAGTTGAATTTCCGTCCCAAATATGCACGTTTTGTTTTTGTAGATCTTCATTGTCGGTGCATCCACGAATAAACCAAATCAGTTCTTTAAAACAAGTCTTCCAAGCGACTTTCTTAGTAGTAAGTAGAGGAACGGTACCGTCTTTTAGCGAAAAACGCATCATATTTCCGAAAATACTTTTCGTGTCGCCATTTCGTCCATGGTGGTCGTGGCCACGTTCAAGAATATCACGAATGAGTTGTAAATACTGTTGCTCTTGATGAGACATAGTGATAGATTAATAACAAAATATATGTTTATATAATTTCTTTATCTTTGTATATACAAATGGATACACTATTACAAGAAGGGGGTGAAGTAACCAAATCCACATTTTTTAATCATGTATTTTCCAGTAGTGAGGAGAGTATGGGTGAACTAATGAATGTTGTTCAATATGCTTTGATGGGCGTTGTCCCGATTGTTGTATTAAATAAAACAATTCATCATTTCATTCCTGAGGCGGATGCTCAAAAGTCTAGCTTCGAACTTTTAGCAGAAGTATTGATTCAGCTTTCTTTACTTTTCATTGGTCTCGTATTGATTCACCGCATTATTACTTATTTTCCTAGTTATAGCGGATTCAAGTACGAGAATTTAACCATAACCAATGTGGTTCTTGCGTTCTTGATGATTGTTCTCAGCATCCAAACTAAGTTGGGTATCAAAGTGAATATTTTGGTAGACCGCGCAATGGAGATGGTGAATGGTCCTGATGAGGAAGAAGAGATGCAACAACAACAAAAAGCAAAGAAATCTAGACATACACCTAGTCAAGCAGACAATTTAGATGATTCTCGCGTCCAACAAGGAAGTTTCCCTCCCGCACCTGTTGCCGGAACCCAGGCAGGTAATGGTATGCAAGAACCTCCTCAACAACGCGTTCAGCAACCTCAGCAAACCGCTATGGATTACGGCATTGGTGTTGACCCCATGGCTGCTAACAGTTTATTAGGTGGTTCTTTCGGTGCTAGTTTCTAGGCACATACACTATAAATAATTGAGCATACAAATATTCAATTATTTATCATATTTAGTTCTTGGATTTAACGCATTTGAAAGTTTCATTTCGGTCGTATCCAGGTTTGCATTTCTTCACGCAACGGTTTGTGTTGGGATTTCTCTCTTTTCCTTCGGAACAAGGGCCTGGGGATTTCTTCTTTTTTTGCGTTTTACTCTTAGGGATTTTCACGCAGCGAAAATTTTCGTTGCGATGAGAACCTTCTTTGCATTTTTTAACACAACGTTTTGTTCGTTTGTTGTATTCTTTTCCTTCTGGACAAACCCGTTTGGGAACACTTTCCTTTATTTCTTCTTTTTGATCAGGAGTTAATGATAGAGAGATCGTGGAGATTTCCTTCGCGATAGAAGAAGACGTTTTTTGAATGGATTGCATATTTTCAATTGACTGCTTTAATAACTTGGAATGAGTGTTCGTATTTTTATCTACCAGTCCACCGTCGATTAATATATGTTGATACTCATACAACGCACTCCGCAGAGTCGTACGATTATACACATTGGGATCGACCATGCTCATAAATAAGTTTTTGAAACGTGCAGATAGATGGGTATCTTTGTTCGTTTTCAGATCCATTTCTATTTCAATCATCTCCAAAATATGTTCAGTATTATTGTAAAAGTCCATAAACGCTATGCCTACGCCATATAGATCCATGGTCTTCAATGATTTGTCTAAAAATTGGTCGTAATCGCTATCAATCATATCCAAAAAGTTCATAAACTTCGTAATGTGATTCTTGATTGATTGTTTATCGTTGTTGTAAATCACCTCAAAGAAATAGGGACATTTCTTTTCTATTTTCTTTAATATCGGACGCATACGCACTTCTTTGTCGTGTTTGCTTGAGTCAACAAACGTCTTGAAGTCATTTTTGTTCCACAGCGCAATTTCAAAAGGGAATGACCAATGAATATCGTGTCCATAATCACTATGGTTTGCTTGACTGCTTACATTTTTTATATTATCCATTAAACCGAAGTCAATGAAGTTCACTCTGTTTTCACTCAGATTATAAACAATGTTTTGCGATTTTAAATCGTGATGAATAATGTCGTTGTCTAAAAATAATTCTAAGCCTTCTAGTAACCGGATACCTTCAATTAAGAAATCAATGATTTCTCCCATATTTTCGGTATTTGCGTTTTGTTTCTTAAATTTGCCTGCGAATTGTTCAATATTCAAACCACCATTCTTCATAATGAGCAATGAGAACAATTTCATCATTTGTGCAGTCGGACGAATTTGTTTGCAGTCTTTGATGGCGAGTAAATTGGATGGTATTTTGGATGGTTTACATATACTTGGTTTTCCCAAATGATATTCGCCGTTTTTATCTGCCTTGCTAACGAGAAAAAATTCGTTCAATTCTTCTTGTGCGTCATGATACCCCATCAATTTGGATACATTGCTAATTGAGTCTTGTTGTTTTTGACCTACACATTGCAACGGGGGGTTGTGGACACATCCGTAACTGCCTTCGCCTACCCATTTAGGTTGTATGATGACTGGTTTTTTCGGGCGAACTGTTTTTTTTGGTTGAGATATATTTAGTTGTGCGTTATTCGGTCGAGGTGTGTTTATTTGTGACATATATCGTTACTTATAGAATAGTGAGATAATATACTAAATAACCCCCGACTTGATTATTCTGCGATTGTATAGGGTTGGTCAGGGTCATTTTGTAGGTAAACCGAACACAATTCCATGTTTTGTTCTATATGAACCACTGGTTTACTTTCCCATTCCGTATAGGCAACTGCCTTTGTAGTCGGTCGTTCCAAGTTCAATAGTGTTTGTAACGCAGACATTCTTCGTTCAAGTGGGAACATTTGTTGAGGTAGTTTTCTGGACAATTGCTTCCACCTCCATTCAAACTGCAATGCTGATGACCAATCGGGAAATCCAGATACGTAACATGCCCTCGTCCAAGATTTTCCGGCTGCGACTTTTACCCCGGTGGCGTGTGCTCCACCCTTGATTTCTTTGTTGTGTTGTCGTAATCTGCGGTCTACATCTACTGTTGCGCCTACATACGTCGCATTGTCGGTACATTCCAAAAGATAGACGAACATAATAACTAATATAATGTATCTACATTAGTTATTTAAGATATTTACATAAAATGCTTCAATTCAAGTTGCTTGTAATCGCGGTCATGATTGCGAGGGCGTTCCAAGGGAGTAACTAATGTGCTTTGGTCTTCCAAATATTTACGATAACTAACTGCGGCACCGTAGACATTGGGAACACAATAGTTGAGAACTAATTTATTCAGACGTTCAACTTCTTGGGTAATTTTCTCGAGATTGTGTTCGGCGTATTGTAAGTAGGTGCTGCGCATAATAATCTTCAATGTGTCCACATTCTGAGGATGTATCAACATTTTCTCGTTGGATGCCTTGTATACACCCGCGCGAATTCCGTTTTGTAGAATTTGTACGTTTTCGGCAGAAAAGAAGACATCCGAAAGTAGGTTGTTTTCAAGATTTCCAGCAAGAGCATTTCTATATTCAGTAGATTTGTTCTTAATCGCGATCTTCTCTTGCATCTGAAAACGAACATCGGGAGAAGGTTCAGTAATCAGATTCACGCGTCCATTTATTACTTGATTCGAGTTTTTCAATAGGGACTCTTGTGGCTTATTATAATTATTAGTATTGAATAAAGATGACATGTTTCAAATTCTCGTATATCCTTTCCTTAGAAATTATCTCTACACGTGACTTACTAAATATATTTAGTGTTGTATAGAGAAATATGTTTTCACATAGTATAGAATGGATCGTTTTTATTCGATTGTATTAATTGTTGCCATTATCGTTTTAATTGTAATTTTGGCGTATATTGGAATGCAAATTTCAAATAATGCTGGACAAAGCGAGCCTTATCCACCGAGACATGGGTATTGTCCGGATTATTGGGAGTCGATTAATAGAAATAACAAAGACGTATGTCAAATCCCTCCACATAGCGAAGAGAACCCTCATCCTAATTTGGGGGGAATTTATGAGAATGATAAGACTACCTTGACCACCACCTCTACCCCTGGATACGATGAAATCGGGAACACCATCGATTTTGACGATAAGAAATGGTATACTGGACCTTGTACGAAAAAGAAGTGGGCAAATCAATACGATATTGTATGGGATGGCATATCTAATTACAACGACTGTTAACATATTTACGTATAGGTCCTTCTAATTCACTAAATAATTGTCCCATTATTCGTATATATACATATGTTTTAGCGTAAATATATGTATTTTCCGTTTTAATGCTTATTTTGCTGTACCACCCGTTTCAAATTTAATAACACTGGCTTCTGTTCCACTACTTGAAGTGAGTTTGTCTAACGTGATAGGATATTGAAATAGTTCGTCATATTCGTTTCCATAAATATCGTCACGTTCAATTTGTTTCTTCTCAGTAGTATAGTGGTTCATATCCATAATTGGGTATGCAAGTTCTCTTCTCTTCTTGACGAGAGGGTTCAGTTCTTTCAGTTGCATATTAGTAGCGTCGGTTAATATTTGTTTGTTGTTCGTTTCTTTAAACTCGTTGACGAGAACCTTCATCTTTTCAGTAATCTTATAAATGTCATTATCGTATTTTGCGATGAGCTGTTTGGTGACATCATTATTCATATGTAAGTTGTATTCATCCAATATTCCCTTATAAATTTCACTGTCCGCATTATATTGTTCGAGTGTTTGTTTAAAGTTCTCCACTGATTCTTCTTCGCTGGTATAATTAAAAAGTGTGTCGAGTTTTTGTTTGATTATGTTGACCTTTAATTCTTCAGTGGTTTCTTTGAACACTTCCATAAGTTCGTCTACTGAACTGTACTCACCCATAAAAATATCAATTTGTAAATCACACGGGGAAGTTTCATCGCCACAAATAGCCATGTAGTGTTGATTTTTCTTGAAGAATTTGGTTCCAACATTGCGTTCACAGTTAACGCACTTAGGTTTATCTGTTTTCGGTTTATTTTTGGTTGATGTTCTCGCCCGTTCTTGATTTTTCTTGTATTTGTTCTCGAGTTTGAAGTATTTATCGAGAGCATCGTAGACGTCCATTCTTTTTTTGCTACCTCTATATCCGTTTTTGGGTTGGATTGGAATACTAGAATTGACGAATTCAATGTCTGGATTATTTTCCATATTTAATTCATTCACAGATTCTGGTAGGTTCTCAATGCGTAGAATATTATTATCAGATATGTTTACTACTTTTAAGGAAGGAACGTTTGCAAAGTTGAGTTGAGTGAGTTGGTTGGAAGTTGCATGGAATTCTTCCAACGTCTCAGGGAAATTTTCCAAAGTAGTAAGTCGATTGTTGTTCAAAGACAAGATTTTCAAGTTATCCAATACAGAAATGTCTATTTCAGCAAGTTCATTCCCATTTAAATTCAACTCTTCTAATGAGGTAGGTAGGTTCTCAACATTTTTTAACAAGTTGTTTGTGCAGTGAAGAATACGAATCATCGGAAGTTTGTGAGGAATGTTCTCAATATTAGTGACTTTTCCTTCTTCTATGATGATTTTTTTTACCTGTAAAAATCCGTTTACCACCAATACAGACAAATCAAGTTCTCCATATAGGGGTTCTTTCACGATAATTTCACTAGTATCTTTGGAATAATCATTTAATAAGTTCTCAAATTGAGCTTGTGCACGATTGTTGTTTTCTATTACGTCTTTGATTTGATCGTCAATAATGTTCATGATAGGTTGTTATATATAATGAACAAATAATAAATGGTCTATCAACCTAATCAAATTAGAAATGTTCTAAACCAGGCAAATTTGTAATATTTGTCACCATTTCTTTGTTGTCATGTATCTCTTGCTTGTAATGACGTATCTTGGACATAACGTATTGTTGGTCTTCTATCATTTTTTGCTGTTTTTCTAAATCACTGAGTTTGTTCAAACTACAACTATATAATGCGAATCCAACAATGAGAACAAAAAGAAACAAAATACCAAAATTCAAAATATAATAATATATGTTTGAACGGTACTGATGACAAGACTGTAAAGTATGGTGCATATAATTATGAAAAGAAGGGTCAATTAACATAGGAGTTTCCATAAGTTCAGATAAAATATAGTGTATATATTTTATTTGAATAGAGTAATTTGGTTACATATACGCTAAATAATAAAGTACACCTAAATAGCTAAAAATTGCTACTAAGATAGATACTAACCAAACGGGTATGACGGTTTTATGCCGATATCCTACCCCAAATGGGCGAAATCCACCATCTTCGTTGTACATGATAGTTGGTTTCAGCATATGAATAATCGAAAATAAAATTAAAAATATGGATAAAGTTACTGCTAATTTATTTACTTGAACAAATCCTTTTAGATTGCTCATAATAGTCTACTTACAATAGGAAGATAAAAAAGAAGGAGAAATTAATCGTCGCCGAAATCATCGGAGTCCCGGTCTTCAGGATAAAAGTCTCCGTCTTCATAATTGGATTCTAGCTGACGGAAATCGTGTCCATCTCGGTATCCAGCATTATCTTCTTCCTCATCAAGTAGTTCTTGTTCTTGGTCTAACATATCATCTAATTCAACGACTGGTTGTTCGGCTTCTTTGGAAGTGGTTTTATTTTGGAATTCAAAGAATTCACCTTTTGTCAGTTCGTCATCGAAACGATGTTTATCATATTTCCAGATAGCATCTTGATTACCAACATTCCAATTACCTAGTTTATGCATTTTACTTAAATCCTCAATTCTACGCTGTTCTGGTGCCATATTTCCTAAATATTGGATCATTGATTCGCGTTCGGTTTGTCTTTCGCGACGCATTCCATATTGAATATCCTCATAAGACATATTTACTAGTTTCTTATTTTCCATTTCAATATTCAATATTGCCACAATTAAATCAGTAATCTTAACATTTAAGTCGTGCGTAACATCGGAAATATCGACTTCTTGAAGCGCATCAATAAATTCCTGATTTTCTTCTGTTGTGTTTGTTTGAGTGACCACATTACCAAGTGTTTCATTCATTTCATCTTTTGTTCTGCGAACATTACCTTTGTATTCATTCACGTTGGTTTGAACCACCATTGGATTCGACGCAGATTCAATAAAAATACAAATGCAAGTATAGAAACAATATTTCATCAACAACATGGTTGTTTCGTTTTTCAAAAAAGAATAATAAGTATTTTTTTCATTTCCAACTTGTTTTACGATTTCTTCTTGAACAGGGAGATGTTTAACAAATTTATTCAAATCGGCAAACAACTCGTTCATTTCATCAAACAGTCGCACAATAATACTATTTTCATAGAACGGGCGTAAATGCATATAATATTCTTCATGGTAGTCCCGAAGCGTATTTACATGTAAACCAGAGAAATTCCATTTTTTATATCCAATAGCAGCATCCATATAAGGATGAAACCCTTTTCCGTTGCGAATCACGTTAGGATAGACTTGTGTAATTTGATATATCATATTTCGAACAAACTGAGAAAACATTTGAACATTTTCATTCCGCGTATTATCGTGTGTGTTCCATTTGTCGATATTTTCCAAGAACCCGCGAATTTGTTTATACTTGGAGTCTTCGTTTTTGGATGATAAAAATTGATTAATCACAACATACGAGTTTTTTGTGACACGTTTTAAATGCTTAGAAAGGTTTTTCAGATTTTCACTTTCGTCCGTGTACATTTTACCAGGTTGTACATTATCAATCAAAGTTCTCAACAATTCACGTAATTTCTGAGGGATAACAGGGGAATCTTTTTCTTCGAGATAATTCAACACATCTTGAAACCCATCAACCAACTCATACGATTCTGGAGATTCAACGTGAATCATATTTTCTTCATTGACAATATTCAATAATCCCTTGAAATCGGTTTGGTTGTACTGCTTTCCATTTCGTTTTAAATACTCGATTTTTTCAGGCAAGGACCAAGATTTATTGTAACCGTCGGGTTTTTCGCCACATAGTGCCTTATATTTATCAGGAACAGGTACATCTCTATCATACAAGCAATGCTTTATAATGAAAGAATAGATTTTTTCCTCTACATTTCCACTTGATACAATCGGATAAATCATACCAGTAAAATCTTTATGATACAAAAACCGACCATGTGACAGTGAAGAAACCTGTTTCAATACGAGTTCATTTTGTTTTATAGACTGGAAATAAGTAGAAAGTAGTGGTTCTTCTTTTTCGAAATACTTGACTGGATTCACTAGTCCCGAATTACAACATGCGTTTTCAAGGAAAGGCATTGCGGTTGAAGCAGTTTTCAATAATAATTCTTTCTCTTTTACCAATTCGTTTATCTTATTAATAATATGATATCCATAATACATATTTTTACCTTTAATAATATTAACAAATTGAGACTGTTTGGCGTTTCCTGATTTTATCAGAGCGTTTAATTCTTGTTTAAATTCGGGAGTCACATTTTGTATGGATTTATCGAGTGTAAATTGTACAACTGGAGGTAAGAAGTGAACCCATTTTGAAATAGCATGTGTTTCCGGAATAATAGAATCAGGTTGCAATAATAAATATTGACGTTTTTCTACTAGTTTACTTTGAATATCTGGTCGGTCAATGAATTCTTTTGACTCCATCATTTTCATTACGCGTGTTACAATTTTATCTGCCGATTTGTATCCGTGCAAAGAACTCCACGGATGAATAGTGCTCTTTATTTTGAAGATTACACAAGAGATATATTGAATTGCGCCAGTGTCTTCGATACCAAACAACGGGTATCCTGTAAAAGAACGTACGCAACCAGGGAAGGTCTTACTCGATTTGAATGAAGGCATTTGCGTTTGAATCGCCACCACAAGTGAACATGTGACAGCAAAAATGATGGTTTCATTCCTGTAATTATTGTAACTTGGCATTTTGGTTTTTTTCTCTTTACCTTTGTTTATTTTTTCCACTTTCTGCTTATACTTATCTTCACTAATTACCAATTTATCGACCAATTCATTCGATACACGTAACACGAAGTCTTGTATATCTTGATGAGGAACTTGAATACGTTCGGAAATAGTAACTAACACATTGTATATGGTTGACATGGTTTCATTTTCAAAAATAGGCACCGAACCAGTTTTTCCCTTTGTGGATGCATATACATCACCTAATTCTTTGTCCAATAAAGAGTGAGTCGTAATGCGAAATCCACTATCATCAAACATCTCTTCTTGTTGGAAATCACTCTTTCTCAAAACAAAACCACTATGTTTGTCAACAATGTGCCCACCTTCTTCTCTTCCGTGGTCATTACATAATTGGTCTAATTTGTCGTTGTAGTTTTCCCCAGAAACAAATGTCTTGGCCAATTCAAAAATAGTCATGGGTAATAATTTTGTATTGGTTTCTTTACAATATAACCAATGCGGGTCTTCGTCTAATTGTTCTACGAGAGGATTACGAGTATATTGAGAAGCGAACGACATAATATGACTTTGTTTCTTCACAAAGTCGGTTTGTCCTAATACGCAGTTCAATAATTCAAGACGAGGCGATACGAACAATTCATTTTTCTTAGCAAAATTGCCAATTTCCACTGCCAAATTGTTTGCTTTGTATAACTGAACTTGACGAAGATGTTGTATGTTCTTGTTGTATTTCAATAAATATGTGATTTCTTTTTCCAACTCTTTAATGAGTACTTCGCGTGTTACATGATATCTGCGGTCAAACTCAGTTAAAATACTCTTTTTGTTGTGTTCCTTGAAACGAATATTAGTATCGTCATTTGTTTCGCATATCTTAGAACGAGTATTTTTAAAACAACTCTCATTGATATTGCAAAACAGCGTATTTGTATCATAAAATGCCTCAGCTGCGATAGAATCGTCACGGACCCAATTATTTTTCACACGTCGGTAATATAGTAATTTACGAGTATTGTCTACATTTTCATCTTGTTCTTCGCTAATTTGAGATAGTTCCAAACTCTTTTGTGTTTCAGGCAAAATATCTAACATAGCGTATTCACCCTCAGATACAAGCTTCTTTTTACTGATCAATATGGTAGCAAGTTCTTCTGCATAATCAACCGGACTTTCGTGCTTGTGAATCAATGCCTCAATTAAAAATTCTTTGAATTGTTTTGGTTCGAGTTCATCTTTCTTGGATTTGTATTTCTCCATAATATGATAAGGAGAATCGTCGTATTGCTCGTCATAATACAATTCGTCAACATTGTTGTCCTTTTGAAGTGCGCCCATGGATTCATATTTCTTAGCTAAGTATTTGCGGGTGCAATCGGTAGATTGAATTTTGTACTCTTCATTATCAACCGCATCTTGATTTTCTTTCGCGATTAACATATCAGTTAAGGTAGTCGAATTTGTTTCTGCCATCAAAGAAGTCAATCTCGAACTAATTAAACGAGAATACAGTTGATTCTCATCTTGCGTATACAGTCTCGAAATCATTTCACTTTCGCTAACAGAGATAGAATCTTTCTGATGTATATTGAAGTATGCTTTTGCGAAAGCATCTAAAACGTCTGCGTTTGTACTAATAATCTGACTCACTGGATTTTGACTATTGCTAGGCTTGTTTTGTTTCTGTAAGATATTGTAAAGACCCCGCTTCGTTTCCATTTCAGATTTTAAATTCGCAATATGTCCTTGAATGATGTGTTGAATATCGACATATTGAGTATAAGTAATATCTTCTGTTTGAATTCCATAAGGTTCTAATTGTTTAACTACCCCAACAAAAGACAGGTTATATTTTAGATTATCGCGGACTAATTTCAAAATAGTTCTCGTTTTGGGTACAATGACTTCTAAAAACTTCTTGAATTTGTCTTCTTTTTCTTGGTCTAGTTCTTCATCGTCATTATCAATAATGAACTCGTTAAAGTTTGCGAATAAATTGGCGCTCTCCTCATTATCGTAATTGAGTTCTTTTGATAAATCATTTACTACACGAGGTACAATATCCAAATTTGTTTTCAATATATGAAACAAAAAACGATATTGCTGATGAAGTTCTGCTTTATTCAGTATGTTCTGAGAAGGTAAATACATAGCACTCATACGAATAAATGGTTCAGGTAAAGTCATAATAGAAGAAACACACATGGTATCACTTGGGGTCATTTTGTTACGGAAATATATGCTCTTTCCAGTTTTCATAATATTCCTCTCTAACTGTGTGGAACCAGTAGTATACTTTTGGAGTAAGAATTTTCGCCTGGACAGTATAGAACTGGTATTTTTTCCTAATTTTGTTACATTTGCTACACTGGATTCAAACATACCAAGATTATCTACAATCGCCTCGATATCTTGTAAAACTGGTTTAGAATCCAAACAATTAGAATCATCGGCCGGATTATCAAATGGGTTCATATTTGACTCAACCTTATTGAACGTTTCGCTATAATTGTGGTCAATACCGCCAGTTTTAGACTTATGAAAGTCAGTTAATACTTCTTCAATTTGTCCGACTGATGATGCGGAATTTTTATATATTACATCACTCTCGGGTTCATTGTCTTTTTCGTCGGAATAAATGACTTTGCGATTTTGAACAACCGGCAAAATCCATTTCAATTTCAAGTTAAGACTGTGTATTTTGTCAACAAGAGGTTTGTGGAGAGGACCATTTACTTTCTTTCCAATAATATCGTCATGTTCATCATAGTTGGAATACAGGGTTCGCAATTCTTTGAAACGTAAAATAAGACGATGTATATTGGATAATACTTTATCACTTCTTTTGTAATCAGGAATAGTAGATAAAAATTGGTCCATCAAATCGTTTACTTGCGCCTCAATGGTGTATGTTTTTTCGCTTTCGGGCACTTCGACAACCTGAGTAAGCGTTTCTAATTTTTCTCCAAATACAATTTCATTCGCATCCAAATACATATCGCGCAAATTATCTTTGAATGTTGGGTCAGGAGTGCTATCAGTGGGGATATTCATAATACTCTCGCCTTCGGGGGTGAACTCCATATCTGCTTGTTGTTGCTCGTTGATGTCTTCTAGTGTGATATTTTCATCTTCATTCAATTTCTCTTGGACATCTAATAATGAAGAAATATTATGCAGTGCTTCAGGTTTATTGCGAATAACAATGCGGTCCGGACTATTTGGAGGTATACCTTTATATGCGAAATCAATGTAACGTGTTTCTATGTTTGGGTATGTAGTTATTTCAATCTGGTCTTCGTCCAAATTGGTAATTTCACCAGTAACAATGCTCGGTGTATCTCCTCCAATATGGATATCGATCCAAGTCTTAGGTAATAAATTATTTTGACGGGCATAACCTTTTGTTTCGTCTCGGTTAAGTAATTCAATACCAATTATCGACTCATCGCTAAAACCATAACCATCTTCTGAAATGTTCAATTCGTGTAAATTCCCGGTGGATGTATTCTGAAGAGCCAATGTTTGTGAACCACAATAAGTAATTAAAAATGTCTTTTCATGTAGTCCATCGTTGGATGGGGAAATAATTTTAATGATATCTCCTAATTCAAGACTAATCATATTGTCCCCGCCCGTTTGAGAAACATCTGATACAACATTGTTAGAGGGTATAAAATGATTAATGAATTCCATTATTGTATTAATATATATTAATCATCTAAATTATATTCAATCATAATGAATAAAACATCCAAAAATAATTTAAGGTTATCGTTTTATATGTATGTACCTTAAAGAAATGACTGAGTTGGATACACATTCAATAGAGGTAAAATACAATTTATCCGGAACACCAAGTTTGAATGTAAAATTACTAACAACGAGTGAAAATAAGACAATCCCGAGTTATTCGATATTGAGTTACAACAAAGAGTTGTTAAGTTATCATAAAGATAAGATGTTGATGTATCGTTCTGTCGTATTTTCGCATCCTGAATTGAAATTGCTTAGTTTTTCCCCACCGAAAATGGAGGAACCAAAGGCGTTTTTTTCGAAAGAAGTGTCCGAGGATAAGCCATCATATTATGTAAATGAATATATTGATGGGTTATTGATTCATTTGTTCTATGACGAGCGATATCAACAGTGGCAAATGACTACACACAATAGTTTCATTACGCCATACGATGGGACGCGTCAACATTGTTTATCAAATATTATATGCAATATATTAAAATACAATTCTTGTAAGGATGTATCGAAATTACCATTTTGGGAAGGTTTTTCAAAAGAGTGTTGTTATAATTTTACATTAACGAATAAATATAGTCATACAAACAAGGACAAGCGCTTATATCTAACAAGTGTATATAAAATTAACAATAATCATATAGTTTCAGTGAATCCAGACATATATGAACGCTGGAACATGTTTGATGCGTTGCGAGGTATAATATATTTTCCAAAAAACTATAGTCGTTTATTTGAAGAAACTAGTTATATTCAGGACGATATTCGGTCACTAAATTTATCAGGACTGGTTATCATGGATACGAATAATGGAAATAGATGCAAATATATATCAGAAACGTACAATATATATAAACGAATTCGTCACATAGAGCCTTATTATTTATACATATACATTTGTTATGCAAAGATAAACCAACCCACCGAACTATTGTCGTTTCTTTACAAATCGCGATACAATATGAAAAAAATACACTCTATATGGAAATTATTCATACATTACTTACATCAAACATATTTGAATTATTATGTTTTCAAAAAAGAAATACACTTTTGTTCTGACCAATGTCGTAGTTATTTGAGAGATATACATCAAATTTATTATATCGAACGTAAACAGGCAAATAATTCACACCGAGTGAATAAACAAGATATTATGGAGTTTTTAATGAAAAAACATCCCCAAGAGGTATTTCATCTCGTAAAAAATATATAATTTCAATAATGCGATTTTATATTTATGCGAATATTTACTTTTTTACTACAAATGGGTAGATAAATGCGATAGCAATGATGGTAAGCACCGCAAAATCTACATTACGAATTACTTTTGTTGTTTTGACAGGAAGGTCTTTGTATTGCTCTGTATATTCTTTAGGTTTGAATGGTTTTGATAACCAACCAAGTAAAGTTGGTTTAAATCGGTCATTACAATCATAAATCACGTCATACCATGCTAATGCAATATAAGATGCCATTCCTAATAAAAATACCATGACAATATGATGAGCTATGGTTGGTGGATGTGGTAAATAATATACTCCAATAATCGCAAATGAAAATACAAGACATTTTGGATTCAGAGCAAGAGGTGTTCCAAACAAACCGCCCCCCATAGTGTATAATATAGAATAAAGACACAAAATAATTATGATGAAAGTTCTAACCCAAGATTCGCTAATTGATCAGCACGTTTGTTATCTTTACGGTAAACATGTTCAAATGTAATATGTTGAAATTGAGTAGATAATTGTTTTGTATTTTGATAAATGGTTTGTATATTTTCGGATTTCACTTTATATTCGCCTTTCATTTGTTTGATGACTAAATTACTATCGCCTTTCACGTGTATTGTAAAAATGCGATTTTGTAAAGCACATAGTAATCCTTCGTATAATCCACTATATTCTGCTTTATTATTCGTTTCCTTGTCCCCAACATAAACTGATTTGTATGCGATTTCATCATTTTCTTTATAGATAACATATCCTGCGCCCGCTTTACCTGGATTACCTTTGCTACAACCGTCAAAATATAAAGTATAGATAAACGACTCCATACTTTATATAAGAATACCTCTTTATATGATTCTCATTTTCATGCCGCGTTATACACGTTAGACAATTTGCTTAGATTTTGAATATACTTAGCACAATGCCCCTTATTCACTTCGTCCATACTTTTGATCGGCATACGAATCTTATCAATAATATTCATAATTTCAGCAGCATTTGGTACATTCGACAAATCACTTGAATAGTCTTTCTCAAAAAAGAAACTAATATCCCCTTGGTCGATGACTTCTCTGTATGGAGAATATACAACTTTGAACCACGTCTTGCAAATCACGGTAGGGTTCATCTTTTTAATATTCTCAAACGAGATTTTTGCTTTCACAATTTCAGGCTCGTCTGGAAGAATTGTAATGATATCATCGATGAATTCGAAAAAGTGCTTATTAAATGCACGCAATACTGTAGACTTGTCGGTCATTATATATAACAAAGATGCGTATTATTTATATTGTTTTTGAATGTTGATTACTTAGTTGCTGGTTGTAAGTCGTCAATACGCTGTTGTTGCAGATTATCAATAGTAACATGTTCAGATACTTTATCCGGCGAGTAAGTATCATCCGGAGTTTCAATCGAATATAAATCGTTATCAGTTGTTACATAATTATACATTTGCCGAGATGTCCCGTTTCCTTTTGCGGTCAATTCTTCGTGAGGAGCATCATATAAAGTGAATGCTTCAGAAACAATATTCGTACCACCACTCGATTTATTCAACTGAAACGCGCTTGGTTCTCCTTGCCCTTGTGATAAAACCCCTTGTTTGTTAATAAGTTGTGGATGAAAATGTTTGGTTATCTCATCACCAAATATAATTCGATATCTATCATTCACCAATAATAGGGCAGGAACACTATGAAGCGTTGGTGGCATAATAACTTTGCTTCCATTTTCCAGAAAGATATACAATTGATTCGTAGCGGGGTCTTTTTTGCGATTATCAATGCATACACAACTAATCTTACTAACAATATCACCTTTGACTAAAGTTTGTAATACCTTTTGCGAATGTTTACAATAGTTACTGTAATAGAAAATATCCATGATTGCCAATAATTTATATAATACTATGTAAATTATCATATTGTTTTAAACGAAATAAATAAATTGAATTTAACTCAAATAATCATTATTACTCGGTTTATGCACTGAGAGCACTGTAGCACATGGAGTTAAGAAGACGGTTCTGGAAGTAGAAGATACCATATCCAAGGGCAACGGCGAACACTTGCAAGTAGTACTCGGGTCCCTTCTTTTGGTTGAACCCTAACATGAGAGAGGAGATAAGAAACATGGCAATAAACACAAAGCCAATGACAGAAAGGAAGTAAAAGTACAAACAATAATCCCTAGAAAGAGGACCGAATAATGCGTTCAACGCGGTAGCTTGATTAGGTTGGTTATCCATAATATATGATATAATAAGAAAAAATATTGAAAATATTGAAAATATTGAAAAATTGGTTCTTTAGTCCAAACACTATATATATATATGTATGTAAGTTTCAACTGGAAGACAATGGTTTACCTAAAATAATACGGATTTCATTTACTATATATATGAGATAGTAACACGTCTGTTAAGTTTGCAACCATATAGATAGTGTGGCGTCAATGGTAATTGTAATTTGTAAATTACACATCATATTTTTTTTAAAACAAGGTAGTCGGTTCTTGAAACAAGTATTGAAGTCAAAATATATAGAAATATATGTCGTTAATTTATATACATATCCCTATGATGGATAATCAAGAAATATGGAAAATAATTCATAGGTATTTTGAAGACAACCCACAAAGTTTAGTAAGACACCACATCGACTCTTACAATGACTTTTTCAAGAAGGGTATTTATCAGGTGTTTAAAAACAAAAACCCATTGATTATTAGCACAATGTATGATGAAAAATTACAAGATTATAAACATAAATGTATCATGCATTTCGGAGGAAAAAACGCTGACAAAATTTATTTTGGTAAACCAGTGATTTATGACAATAATCATAGTCATTACATGTTTCCGAATGAAGCAAGAATTCGTAATATGACTTATGGCATGACTATTCACTATGATATTGAGATTGAGATTGTTGATATTTTGGAAGAAGGTGAAGAACCTCAAGTATCATTTGATAAAATCGATTTGAAGGGAGGTGCTTTACCCGAAGAAGTGAATTATACTATGAATCAAATCGTAGGAGGTGATTTAGATATAACTGATGCTGAAAACGCACAGGCCGGTATGGTTCAAGAAGGAGGTGTAACCGTACAAGAATTCGCGGCTGCTCGTGAAGAATTGGAGAAATCAATGGTAGAACCAAATAAACAGGTTCGCACTATCACTCTTGACAAGATTTTATTAGGTCGTTTTCCAATTATGGTACAGAGTGATTTTTGTGTGTTGCACGGATTACCTCGCGATGCGAAACATATGATGGGTGAATGCAAAAACGATATAGGTGGATATTTCATAATTGATGGAAAGGAAAAAACAGTTGTTCCCCAAGAGAAATTCGGCGATAACATGTTGTATATTAAAAAAGATGATGGTGAACATTATTTATATTCGGCCGAAATTCGTTCTGTATCTGAAGATGTATCTAAACCGATTCGTACCTTGTCTGTAAAAATACAAGCAGACGATAATGTACCTAAGAATTATGATAGTGCGAAAAATCCTGAAACTAGAAAATATACGCGCAAAAACATCGTGGTCAATCTACCAAATGTGCGTAGACCAGTACCAATCTTTATTGTGTTCCGTGCTCTTGGTTTAGTTTCAGACAAGGAAATTATAGAAACGTGTTTTCTCGACTTAGAAAAATACGAGAACTTTGTGGATTTATTAATTCCGAGTGTGTATGATGCGGGTAATATTTATACTCAACGTGAAGCAATGAATTACATTCGTTTACTAACAAAAAAGAAAACAATGACACAGGTATTAGAAATATTGACTGATTATTTATTACCTCATATTGGTGAGTTAAATTTCCGAGAGAAGGCGTATTACTTAGGACATATTACATTGAAACTATTGTTAACATCAGAAGGTTTCAACAAAACGACCGATAGAGATAACTATAAGTTCAAACGAGTTGAATTGGTTGGAGAGATGTTATATGATTTATTCCGTGAATATTATAGCATTCAAACCGCTGATATTCATCGTGAATTTGAGCGTAAGATTACATACGATACCCGCGAGAATCGTAATGTATATGAAAGCAATTTATACATGTTGATTCAAGAGAACAAAAATGAAATATTTAAAATGCGTCCTCTTGAAAGTGGGTTTAGAAGAGCGTTTAAAGGAAATTGGGGAGCACATTCGCATACTAAGCGTATTGGCGCGGTCCAAGATTTAAATCGCTTGTCTTTCAACTCGGTATTGAGTCATTTGCGTAAAACAAATTTACCTCTTGATGCAAGTGCGAAGGTCATTGGTCCCCGTTTATTGAATAGCACACAATGGGGATTTTTTGATCCGATTGATACCCCTGATGGTGGAAACATTGGTATTCATAAACACATGTCGATTAGTACACATGTAACCAAAGGATATTCGCGTGAATATATGATTCAGTTCATGATTGAAAAAATGAATTTGAAACGTTTATATGATTGTACTCCATTGTTGTTATCCCGATTATCCAAGGTTATTATCAACGGATATTGGGTTGGTTCATTGGAAAATCCATTAGATACCGTAAAGGCAATGAAGTTTTATCGTCGTAGTGGTTTGATTCCAGCATACACCAGTATTTCTTTTGACATTCGCGAGAACACTGTATATATTTATACTGATGGAGGACGAGTTTGCCGACCGATCTTCTATAAGGATGAGGACACGAATAAAATGTCGTTTGAGAGTGAAACTTTTCAACGGAAATTATCAGAAAACAATTTTACATGGTCAGAACTGGTAGGTGGGTTCCAAGAAAAGAAAATAGAGGGATTTCATATTAACGATGATAAGATATACAAATTTTCTGATTTATATGAAACACCAGACGAAAGCAATATGAATAAAACGATTATTCAAAAATTCAAAGATAATACTGCGATTATTGATTACATTGATACCAGCGAAACAGAACAAGCACTTATAGCATTGGATATGGAAGCGACCCAAAAGAAGGACAAAATGTATACTCATATGGAAATTCATCAATCACTGATTTTTGGCGTTATGTCGAACCAAATCAACTTTTTAGAAAACAATCCAGCAACCCGTAATTCGTTTTCTTGTGGTCAAACGAAACAAGCATGTTCAATGTATCATACAAATTACCAAGTACGCATGGATAAAACTGCTTTGATTTTGAACTATGGTCAAACTCCTTTGGTCAAGACGCGCTATTTGGAATATTTGAATAAGGAAGAAAATCCCTATGGCGAAAATACCATAGTGGCCATTATGTGTTATACTGGTTACAATGTGGAAGATGCTATTTTGGTGAATGAGGGTGCATTGAAACGCGGTTTGTTCCGAACTACTTATTTCACCACATATGAAGCACACGAAGAAAAGGAAAAGCAAGGCGAAGTGACTACCCAAACGACTTTTTCCAACATTGAAAATGATATGAGCATGATTAAGAAGACAAAACAAAGTCACGATTACAGTAAATTAGATGAGCAAGGAGTGATTCGTGTAAATAGTGAAGTCGACGATGAAACCATTATGATTGGTATGGTAACAAGTAGTAGTGAAGATGATATGTTAACCGACCATTCCAAAACTACCAAGAAAGGTCAATTGGGTATTGTGGACAAAACATTTATTACTGATGACGAAGAGGGGCGTCGTATTGCGAAAGTCCGTGTCCGCGAAGAGCGTATTCCTAATTTGGGTGATAAAATGGCTTCTCGTGCTGGTCAAAAGGGTACAGTCGGAATGGTTGTTCCTGAATGCGATATGCCTTTTACCAAAGACGGTATTCGCCCCGATTTGATTATCAACCCTCACGCAATCCCATCTCGTATGACGATTGGTCAATTTGTAGAAGCAATTATGGGCAAGGCGTGTGCTATGAAAGGTGGATTCGGAGATTGTACTGCGTATAACAATAATGGAACGAAAGTGGGGGTATTTGGAAAGATACTATCGAATTATGGATATCACTCAAGCGGTAATGAGTTATTATATAATGGTATGACTGGTGAACAATTGGAAACCGAGATTTTCATGGGACCTACTTATTATATGCGTTTGAAACATATGGTGAAAGACAAAATTAATCATCGTCCCACTGGACGCGTGAACCAACTCACCAAGCAACCTGTAGCGGGTCGTGCGAATGACGGTGGTCTCAGAATTGGTGAGATGGAACGTGATGGTGTCATTTCTCATGGCGCAACTGAATTCTTACGTGAATCAATGATGGAACGTGCTGATAAATACTATATGGCAATTTGCAATACAACTGGAATGATCGCAGTATATAATCCCGATAAAAACTTGTTTATGAGTCCTTTAGTTGATGGTCCTATTCAATTCTCAGGAACCGTAAACGAGCAAGAAAGTAACATTCAAAATATTACCAAGTTTGGTCGTAGTTTCAGTATTGTATGTGTTCCTTATTCATTCAAATTATTAATGCAAGAATTACAATCGATCAACGTACATATGCGTATTATCACAGAAGACAATATTGACCAAATTGAAAACTTAACTTTTTCTAAGAACATTCAAAAATTAACACATACCGAACATTTAGATACCAAAGAGACCATCGACCAAGTTCAAAGAGACATTCGTGTATTATTGCGAGAGTCAAACAATGATAAGTTTGTGATTGAAGATGTTGAATCTACTCCCGTCTTCCAACCACAGACACCCGATATGCCCCCTCCGTCTGAAAGTCCAGAGCTTCTACCTCATACCCCAGATATGTCTCCCCCCGAAGACGCATCACCACAATACATGGTTGGTACACCAGAATTCCAACCGATGACCCCCGAAACAACTCCTTTTGTTAGTCCACAAATGATGAAACGAGGTCAGTTTATGGATACACCTTCAGATGATGAATCGTCGCCTCCTCTTCCCCCAAGTCAACCTGAAACGAGTCCTTCTTATCATCCGATTACACCTGAAAAAACATACAAGGGAGGTGACCGCGTATCATACGTAAAAGATAGCACACCCGGAAGACCGTGGATAGTGACACCCTTAACCAAACCGAATTTATATAAGATAGAATCGGAGGGTGCAAATCAAGAAGTCGAGATAGTTACCCCATTTGATATAAAACCATATGAAACTCATATTCCTCTTCCCGGATATGGTTTACAACAAGAAGGACAACAAATGCAACAAATTCCATCAATTCACATTGCTCCTGTATTCAATATGCCTGGAAATACAACTAGTTCTGAACAACCTTCTATATCCACTACCAATCACAGTGAGACAATCAAAATACCTACAACCGATGTCGTATCAAACGAACAGTCTTCCGAAAATAGTCGTGTAGAAGACAGCCCGGCAAAAATAGATTTCAATAATTTTATTATCAAGAAGGTATAATGAAAAATTGAATAATATAATGGTGATATAAATGTAAATAAAGTATAAGTTTTATTTATAGTAATGGCGAGCAACAATCTTATTTTAAAGTTACATACTTCCCGAGTGAACCTCTTGAAACAATGTGAATCGCTTGGTTACAATGTTTCAGAGCATATGGACGTGAGCAACCTTGAAGTCGACAAATTGTATGCGAATAACAAATTAGATATGATCGTTGAAAACGAGAAAAACAAAATATACATCAAATATTCATTTCCTACCGATAAAAAGAGTAACACATTTACCAAAAAAGATTTAGATAATCTGAAGGATGAATTGTTCGATGTGGAAAACACATTAACCAAAAATGATATATTGATGATTGTGGTAGACGATGAACCGAACGATTCATTGGTTACCAGAATGAAATATTTGTATGAGCAAGATGGAGTATTTATAGTGATACATAATATTAAGCGTCTTCAATATAATGTTCTAGACCATACTTTAGTTCCTCAATCAACCATTCTGACTGACGATGAATTGAAAGACTTGATGGTAAAATACAATATTCGGGATCTATCACAATTACCACAAGTATCTCGGTTTGACCCTCAATCATTAGCAATTTGCCTGCGTCCAGGACAAGTATGCAAATACACTAGAAAGAGTATTTCTTCTTTGGAACATGATTATTACCGTGTATGTATGAACTAAATTGGTCATAAGATAAGTAATAGAACTCACAAATATATAATTACATAATATATAGTTATATGTTTTCAGATATTGTTATAGGATATAATAAAAACGATTTTTTTTACATAACGGCAGAGGAAAATGGATACATGCCTTCTGACAGCAAATGTAAAGAAATTATAAATGATAATGAATTTGATTATGCGAAGAATTGTCAAACCGATAATGAAGAACAGCGTGATGTTTTCAACGCGGGACAAAATGGTACTAAGTGCATTGAAAAAGAATTGTGTATCAATAAGGAAAAAGTGACGAAAATCGATGTTGTACAGAACAATCATAGCGGGTCGGACGAAAAACACAAAGATTACATCCGACAATTCAAATCCACTCAATTAGAAACGCTTAATTTAGGAATTGGCGTCGCTGCTTTGATATATTTTATATACCGCGCGAGAAATATAAACATATAATATAACTATAATTAATGTCTATGAATAACGAAATATTTCAAGCAGTTCCATTAGATGATTTCCTTGCTGACGAACAAACCAATACATTTACAGCAGAATTAAAAGACGCCAACCAGGAATTCATGAATGGAACATATACAGTTAGACAGTCTTCTTGTTTAGATGACCAAGGAGTCAATCGTCCTTCTGACTATTCGGCATTGAAATTATTTGATGGAAGAAATACAACCTCTTGGCAAACTCCTTACATCAAATCGTCCAAGTCGGGTTATCAAGACGGATACACGCAAGACGCCTACAAAAAAGGCAAATATGTAGGTGGAGGGAAAGATAAATATCATAAAACTATGTTAACCGATGGAACAACTGTAGATGGCGAATGGGCGGAAATACAATTACCTTATCAACTAATTCTAACGGAATTCTTTTTGCAAGCAACAATCAATCCCAAAAAATATGCGGGTCGTTTTCCTATCAAATTTCATGTTTTGGGTTCGAATGATGGAAACAATTGGGCGGTCATTCATTATAAACAAAATGAAAATTTGAACGAGATAAGTCTGATGAACCGCGATGCCACTTTACCAGTAGAATATACAGTCAAGAACAATTTGTTTTCGTATTCCCATTATAGATTAGTCATTTCGGAAATGTATGAACTTCCCGATAATAATAGCGTGACGTTATCTGAGTTGGCTCTTTTCGGTAGAAAATGTACGACTATCGAAGGCACTTGTAATGGATTCGTTTCAAATACCACAGGAGCAGTGGAAGGGATGACCATGATGAACGCGTCTTTAAATTTACATGATGCTATCAATGACTTCAATGAACAATATGTAAAATACATTGAGTGTAATGATAATACATTGAATCCATCCAATAGTGTATTGAATTGTTCCAAAGAAGATATGGATAAAAAACAAATCGAAGAGAAATATAAAAAAATCATTTCTTACGATAAAGACAAAAATATCAATGGAGGTATTCTTTACTCATTACAAAATATCGATTTGGACGAAATAACTGGTAAAGGCATTGGAGAGTTTGACGCGTCTCATAACGAAATAGTAGACATGTATGATGGCGACATACAAGAATTACGCAATGATATACAAACGAAAATGAATTATATTCAAAATAAGAAACATTCAATCGCATCGGACATTAATAATATGTATCATTATAATCAATTTGGGACAGTCGCATTGAGTATTTTAGCAACAACCACGATATATTATGTGTTTTTCAAACTGAACAAATAAACGACTTTTTGTAATTATTTAATATATATATTTATATTAAATAACTTATTATGAATCAACCTTTATTAAAAGTCGTACCCTTACCAGAAAAACGTATATTTGAATCAAATAATTCTACCATAAGTGGATTAAGTCAATCTGGAACCTATCTACCAAATGGAAGCTATACGTTGTCTTGTTCTTCCACTTCGAATGTAAATCAAGATGCGCATCATGCTTTCAATAATAATAAAAAATATTGGGAATCTAACTACAGAGGAAATCCGTCGTACAACGCGTTGAATTCTTCTTATCCGGATTATACACAAGCAGCATATACTGGTCGCTATCCCTCTGCTTATCGTGGTGGAGGAAAAAAAGGTAACACGTTTATTACCAAAATCGGTGTAGACAAAAACATAAACGACGTGAAAGGTGAGTGGTTACAAATTAAAATTCCCTACCAGGTATTTTTAAAAAGTTATAGCATTGAAGTACCTCCTTCTTCTCGCTCCAATGGATTTCCCAAAGAATTCATTGTTGCAGGGTCAAATGACGGAGACAATTGGGAAGCGTTACATACAAAAACCATGCCTTCTGAATTCAAAAGCACCAAACAGCAATTCGAATTTGTGTACCCTAAGAAATTTTCGCATTTTCGTTTAATCATTACCAAATTGCAAGGACCTTTGGAAAAAGTACAAATTAGCAATTGGAGTTTATTTGGAAATACGGTACTTATTTCGAAGCAAGAAGAGAATCAAGAGTCGTTTGTCTCATTGGGTAGGTGTTTAGATTGTACACGTAGTTCAGACAACTCTTCTATAGATAATTATGCGCCATATGTAGAAGGATTTGATAACTATACCTATACTTCTGAACTTAGACAAAAAACCCATTTACCCGAATCCGATAATAAACTCGACGAATCAGAAAAAAAAAGTATGTATAACCGATACGCAAAGGCAGTAGAAGAAGAACAAATAAATCCACTGCAGAGGAAAGCCGCACAATACGAAGAAAATGTGAAAGAAATTACTACAAATCATCAAGAATTATCAAACACATTGAATTCCATTACCAATGCGAATCAAACTGGACTTTTAGATGAATTAAAAAAAGATCCATCATACAAGAATTCTATGAAAATGCGCGGTCAAGATAACATCGAAGATGCTAGGTTAAAGGATATTGAACAAATGATCAATACAAACAATGAAATATATGTTTTAGGTGGTATTGCAACCGCCACATTATTAGTGTTTTCAGGTATGATTTGGATGAAACAATAATTATGTTTAACGACTTTTCATATATGATATATAATATTTTCATAATATATATCATGTCTACTACAGAAACACCTCCCAAAGTGGATTTACAAAGTTTTTTCAATTTGCAAAAAAGATATTTACATGGGAGTTTACAAAAAAGCGATGATAAAGAGTTGAATAACCAAATCACAGAACTTCAGGCTGAGTTGGATACAATGAACAATGTGTATAATGATACCAACATAACCAATTCTGACTTATTAACGAAGCAACAACAAGTTCATCATATTTTGGACGAAGAAAAGAAACGTCTCGAAAACCAAAAATCGGTGATTGAAACAGAATATGTTGTAAAACAACGTGAAACGCAATTTAATAACTCTTATCGTTTACGACAACATGAAGTTAACAAAATGCTGGCCGTCGTTGTGTTTGGATTATTTTTGATGATTATATTGATTTTAGTAAATCGTCATTTGAGCTTCATTCCAGATTCAGTTATCACTATTGCTATGGTTATCATTATTAGTTTAGTCGGAATTTATAGTTTAAAGCAAATATTCAAGATATTAATGCGAAGTCATATGGATTTCACGCAAATAGCTACAGATGAACCCGAAGAATTAAAGAAACAGTCTGCAGAGATAGATGAATCAGACTTACTTGCCGCGAATGATTCTAAGTATTGCGTTGGACCTGCTTGCTGTCATGAAGGTACGAGTTTTGATAATGAACAATTGCTATGTGTACCTGATGCTGAAGTAGAAGACTCCGAAGAAGTAACTGAATCGTTTCAAAATTTACAACCGTCTATGTGTAATAGTCCGTATGAAGAAGGTAAATATGCGAAAATATAATATGGCTATATTGTAAAATAGGAATATTATGTTATTTTTTTTAGGACCATTAGCAGCAGTCGGAGCAATAGCTTATGGAGGACTTGCCATTGAAAATGTGGTTCTAGAAAAGAAAAGAAAAAAACGTGTAAAAAGTGTAAATGCAAGACGCAATGCTGAGAGGGAGATATCTAAAAAATTACAGCCAATAAGAGCTGAACACACAAAAAAGAAGAATATGGTAAATCAACAACGAGACCAAAATACCAAGATACAAAAAAAGGCAAATAAGGAAATAGTGAATCGTAATAAAAGACAAAGTATACGCAACGATTACAGAGATAATATGAATCCTCAATTGCGAAATACACAAGGTTCTTTACAAAGTGAATTGGATGATATAACAGACGAATATAATATTTCCGATACAAAAAATAAGGCATTGCTGTCTGGTATAGTCAATACCAGCGATGCTATGGAACAAGACAAACTGAATATATTTGGTCAAGTACAACAATTACACAATCAAATAAATAAACAAAACCATTATTTAGAACAAACTTTTCAAGGATTAACACAAAAACGCATTAATTTAGACCGTCGCTCAACATATGAAGACCATATAAAAATGGAGTATTTACTATCTAACGTGGCACTTTGGTACATGTATTATATTTTGTTAGCAGTGTTATATTTTATGTATCGAAAACAAGATAATATGAAACAACCTCGTACAATTGTTATGATGTTTGGATTATTATTATTTCCTTATTGGATGGTTATTTTAGAAGTGGTTATGAATATGATACTCAATGCGCAGGTATATGCAAAACAACTTGTGGAAACAATATCTAGAATACCGAATACTACAAATAAACTATTTGACTCCTTATTCTAATTCGTGAATAATAATTTATCCTAATTATATAAGATAAATTATTCATTATGGGCTGGTTCAAAAAGAAATCAAAATCGAAACCTAAACAACGTGGACCACCAAAGGAGGTGATTCGCCGAAACGATTGGTTAAAATCTCAACTCCGTAGTCTAAAACGTAAGTTTAATAATGCGACTAAGAATATTAAGAACATGAATAACGAAATAAGACACAAACATGGTGACATACGCGCAATGGAGCGAGAAATCGGTAATTTGAACAAATCAATTAACAATAACAGTCATCGTTACAATTCAGCGAAGAATTTAATAAAACAATACAACGGTGAAATAAAAACACTACAAGCTGAAAAAAAGAAATTAGATACAGAAATTATCAATTTAAATAAAGAAATCGCATCATTAACTGAAATTATAAGCCGGGTTGATAATGGAAGTATTGAACTAGAGTCTGAATTAGATATGTTATTGGAAGAACACAACAAAATCAAAGGAATCTCGTTAGACAATGATGAAAAATATTTTGATTTGTTAACTGTCCAAAATGACCATTTGAATCGGGAATATGATTACTTGAAAAATGATTTGACTAAGGGCGACCAGGCATCTACATTTGTGCAACCCAATATAAAAAACTGGGAACTAGCAAATCACTTTTTAAAAATGTCATATTATGTGTTTGCTCTGTTATTACTATTATTTTTGTATAAATATTTCTCGATGAAAAAACTGTATATTACTAGTATTATTATTTTGTTAGTTGGATTGTACCCATTTTACATTATTCATTTGGAACGTTTTGTGTATGAGAATGTAATGTATATGGGCAAATTCTTAACAGCAACCCCGGTCAAATAAAAATTGAATATTATAGTAGATAAATTACAATATTCAATTTATTCGTTATTTTTTATTATTATTATTTTACATATCATTTTCATCAATTTTTGTTACTTCATTATCGTCGTCATCATTACTAAAATTGATAGAAATACCTTTCCATTTTCCTCGGATATTTTTCTTATAAATTTTATCCATATTGTCTGCTAATTCGCGCGAAGTAGGACATTTTACATTTGCATTATTGGCATACCACTGCTTACAATCTTCATACAAATTACTCTTGTTAAGAGTGCTATCAGCATCTAGCATAATGCGTTCGTCGTAGTATTGACTGAATAAGTCCTGACTCTGTTTGTATTTGTTACTTGCTGCCATCACCATTTCACAATCCTTGACATATCCGTTTGTTTGTAAAACGCGGTCAATAAGCATAGACATAAATACTTCTTTCCATCTATCAAACTTGTTATCAATCTCACAATCCACCGGGAACTGATATGGTTTGGTTGGATCATTATCAACCGGGTTTTCTGTGAAATAAGAGAGAAAGTCCGCAACGCGAATACGGCGCCAAGTGCCACCATCATTACTGTCCACTTCCATCATAACATTACAAGCAATCGCGAAAGTTGCTTGAGGAACGAAGGTAATCATATTCGGCATATAAGGTGCTCTGCAAGATATCGCATCTTTTCCACTGGTAAGTTCCTTCATCTTACCCTCATTAATCTTGTCCCCCTTTCTTGGTTCCTGGAAAACGGCATATCGAGCACCTTTCAATGCTGCTTTCTCAGCACTGGTGCCGCCCTCTGCTACGCGGTTACCACATATTAGACCCAAAGGCACATCTACCTTGTAGTCTCCAAGTATCTTCCCCATGAGAGACACTAGAACTGACTTTCCATTGCGTCCTTCGCCGTTATACATGGTAAATGTTTGGTTCACTGAGTTTCCAATCAAAGTTGATGCCAAATGGTCAAACATATACTCATATTCTTCCTGAATGGGGAAGAGCTGATGTAAGAATTCGGTCACTTCATCAACGATTTCTTGTTGTTTCTGGTTATTTTTGTCTAATTTTACATAATTAATATTTGTGCTCATCGACACAAAATCGTCTGGTTTGCCTGGACGAAATACTTTTTCACGAAAGTCCATCACCCCGTTATTGAATCCCATCAAATAAGGGTCTTGGTCTAACTTATCAAAGAAATCTTTTTTGTAGAAAAGATGGCGAGATTCAGTCATAATGTGTTCTTTATCTGCGGTTTTTCCTAAGTGAGCAAATACGTTCATGCATACCTTCGCTTTCACTTTTGCTGCTTCTGCTTCTTTTGATTCTGCCTCTTCAGGTTGATACGTGCTTTCATGTAAATATTCTTGGGCTTTTTGATTAAATAATGAACGCATCGTATTACCAATTTCATTACGTAATGAAGTACCTGAATCACAAATCTCGTATCGATGATTGATGAACCGATACCATAAGGAAGTTTTGCATGCTGCCGCTACATATTCGTCACCCTTCATGGTATGGAGCACATCCGCAAAATCCGCATCACCACAGATACCCGTCTTTTTATTGTTCAAATGACTATTTTGAACCGCGTAATTAATCGCTTGTTCGATTTTCGCATATACAGACTGATTTTGAATCTCTTTATATTCGCTTGGGTTGTCCGTCTTTGCCCAATGACAAATTGACCCAATAGTAAGCCCCCCGTTTGATTGTATTTCAGTTTCGTCCCATTTGTCCATACAATCCATTATTGACGCTGGATAGTGAAATGATGCGGATTGTGAACTAAACTTCAACCAACATATAAGCAGGTCGTGAGAGGTATTTTTTAATGCCCAACATACTCTTATCCACTTATCATAAGAACCATTTCCGTAATACTCTGACGGTAAAATCATTGTCATTTTACAAGCAGTAGTCAGTTCATATTCGTTGTTGGTAAAAGAATCCATCATTTCATTATATACCGAGTCCAACTCTTCTTTACTTTTAAGACTACGTAAATCGCTAATATTCAAACGGAGAGCACTAGAATTCCTCGCGGGGACATTATTTCGCGAGTATTGTGACCTTGTTTTGTTTACAGGTAAATATTTTTCATACGTAGACATAAATGATGTCTTGAGTGGAAACGCAGGCACATTCGGATTGCGAACAGACAAATTTATCCAATCTAATTCGTCCAAATGCGCAGACACATTGCTTATTTCATCACGAATGAACTCATTGTCTGTTTCATCATAACCAATGTCGTAAATATATGAGACAGTATATCTACCGTGATGCGGCTTTCTTGAACCGTACAATTGCCAGTTAGTGGTGCCTTTCATGACCCCTTCGTCGAATACTCCTCCCCACGTATTGATAATCGGAACATCCCATATTTCCGCAATGTTGGATATTAATTGTTCACGCAAATATTTCATTGCGGTTCTATCCATTTTAATGTTGAATAACAAATGAATACCATCTTTGGTTATATTTTTCTCTTTCACTCTATTTACATCTGGTTTTTGCATTACATAACATACTATATTTTGTTCGCAATTGAATACATACATATCGTTCAAATTTGAACAGATTACATCGATTAGGTCATCTACATGTGATTTATTATGCTGTCGGTCTTCAACCTCGTAATCATAATGTAAATCCATATCAATCGCAAGTGTACCCTCTACGAACTGCTTTTCCGTAAGGTATTCATATTGACCATTCATAGTGGACGATTTCACTTTTTTCATAAATTCGCTATATTCGCTGTCAGGGATAAGATAAGAACCTCCGTGAATATTAGCATCTTTGCTGCCGATTCTAGTATTGGTAGGTGTCTCGCTCTTATCATTTGATGAATGTTTATCTAACTTGTACTGCGACAGTGTGGTTTGTAACGTTTGTTGCCGTTTTGACTTCATTTTTGCAGTTGTAGAAGATGTGCTCATCTTCCGGAGTATATTATACTACTATTTTATTGTCTACTTTCTAAATCAATTTTCAATTATAATATCCCGACTGTGAATTTTATAATTACAACCCGAACTACTGTAATGGTAAGATATATTATGATATTATGAAAATATTTATTGTGTCAGTAATAAAATATGGATTTTCGTCATCAATTTTCCATTATCATTTTAAATATTCAATGGTGTAAATACAAAATTGAATTGAAATAACATAGAAGAATTATCATATCAAATATATATACAGATAAGTTAAGATGAAATTTTGCGAGAAATGCGACAATATGTACTATATCCGCATAACAGAATCGGATGAATCAAAACTAAACTATTATTGTAAACATTGCGGGCATGAGGATAGTGATACCAATCAAGACGGTATCTGTCTAATGAACACATCATTCACAAAAGGAGAACAGAATTTTAATCATATTATCAATAAATACACCAAACTCGATCCCACCTTACCGCGTGTATACAATATTCCTTGTCCCAACAAAGAATGCAAAACCAACCATAAAGAGCACAAAGAACCCGCAGAAATCTTATATATGCGATATGATGATGCGAATATGAAGTATAGTTATATATGCACCGAGTGCGATACAAAATGGACGAATAATTAATTTCTCTTAGTATAAAATTGAATAAAATGTATTTAGAAATACTTTTTAATATATTCACATATTAGTATATAATGGACCCCATTGATTACGATAACGACGAAATTATTGAAGACGAGTTATCTGATGAAGAAATAGTTGATAAAGTACTACCAATTAAACCCAAGAAAAAAGGTGCTATTACGATTCGTTCTGCAGAAGAAGATGACGAGGCGTCTGATGCCCAAAGTGATGATGAGTCGGTTGCTCCAAACGAACCCGTTATCAACGATAGTGATGATGATTTTGATGATGACGAAGAGCTTGATGACGAAGAAATTGAAAACAAAATATTTTCAGAGAAAAACGACGACGTCGCAGATGAAGATATAGAATTGAATCCGTTCAGGGAAGATGATTTTAGTGACGACGAAGAAGAAAAAGACGAAGATTATTTACAGAAAATCGATGACGAATACAAGGAAAATTTGATATCCAGTCATCATCCAGATTTACACAATCTCAACTATGACGAAGTGGAGTCTTTGTCGAAAGTCGTACGTGATGATGATGGCAACGTCATTGACCCATTACATAGAACTCAACCATTTATTACAAAATACGAAAAAGCTCGTATCCTAGGCGAACGAGCAAAGCAAATTAACAGTGGAAGCAAACCATTTGTATCTATTGACGAAAGTGTTATTGACGGATATTTGATTGCGTTGAAAGAGTTTGAAGAGAAAAAAATTCCTTTCATTGTGAAACGTCCTATGCCAAACGGAGGTTGCGAATATTGGAAGTTACAGGATTTAGAAATTTTGATATAAACTCATATGTCGTATAAAAAATACAATAAGTATTTTTTATGCAATTAGATTATTTGTATATTGTAACTATTATTTATCTATCTATGCCAACTTGTTCATTTTGTCGCCAACCAGGACATCGTATTCAACATTGCGATAGTCAAATGATAAGTGTATTCGATAAAAGCATTCAACACAGCGCAGCTCATGACTATTATTTAGGTCTCCATACTAGTTATTTACGAGTATATTTAACTTCTTTGGATTTTACTTTATTACGTGCGATTGGATACACGCATAATATTTTATTCAAAAAATCGTCTACCCAGCCTCAAAGATATATTCCGTACAATGAATTTATTAAAAAATTTATTTTACATTATTCAGATGTATCTAGTACAAAACACGTAGACCTAATGAATTCATTGTCTTACTACAAAATTACACTCTATTCAGAACATATTCATCAATTTTTAATAAGTCATCGCATATGCACGAATTGGACTCCTTCAAGCATATCAAACATATTGTTATCCACACGTATTTTTATTATTGATTTGAAAATAGCAAATAATTCTGAAATGTTAATACACAATGACAATTGTGCGGTGTGTCTAGAGTCCATACCAACAAACCAATCTTGTAAATTAATATGTAATCATTATTTCTGCTCGCCGTGTATTTTGAAATACATTGAACAACTTTACAAAGATAATCGGGACCATCCAATATGTCCATTATGCAGAAGTGATATAACTGATATGGTCATTACAAAAAATGACTACCATAGTTGCATAAAGCAAATTTCTAAAATAAAAAATATTCGTAGACCGAATGAATGTTATAATGACTTGGAACCATTCGAACCGCAAATCGAATATATCCCGATTTATATTACCAATCATCCACAATTTGAACAAATGAAATATGCTTTTTTCGTTGTATTGCGTATGTATGCATGGTTGGTTTATTTTGATTTTATGTTTAACTCGATTGGATATTTCTTTAAGAACGCCAGTTCTTCCCACAATCAAGACACGTTATAAAGATAGTTGCCGGTTCATCCGCACTACGGGTCTGTAGTTCATAATACGTGCATTTCTTAGATTTGCACTTTCTACATGTAAACATATCAGTAGATGCTTGAATGTTCGTATTGAATTTACTCGCCTCGCGCTTGATTTTTTTATCAATTAACTCGCTCCATCGGTCTTGATCCATTTCATAATGTGTCAATACTTCCAGCATCTTCCCAGTAATCTCCTTCTTTTTTATTTGTTCTAAAAACTGGTTATTTTTCAGATTAATATAAATACTTCTGAAACGATTCAAATAAATTTCTACAAATTTGGGGTTATCCCATTTTTTTATCAACTTACGACGGTCAGATTCATTAATCGCATAATTGAAAATACTGGTTTCTACGTTTGTCGTAATATTTTCATCTTCCAAAATCAACGCGAGTTTTACTTTTAGATTTTTGCGAAACCCAGATGGATTCGCAATAGACTTCATGGTATCTAGTATGTGTTAATAATATAAGTATACTGGCAATATTTATATCATTCAATTTTGTAGTTGTTAATTTTTACGTATGTGATAATAATTACATGTAATCTTCTTTTTCCAATTCCTTCGTAGAATCCAACAATTCGTCAAGCTCATTACTGAATTCCATAAACATATTATCAAGTATTACATCTTTATCACTTTTTTTAGTTACTTTCTTTGGCGCCTTCCTCTTTGGTGTTGGAACAACTTCATCGGAATCATCAGACGCATCATCAGACAAGTCATCGTCATCTACAATAAATCCGTCTTTCGCATATCCTGATTTGGTTTTGGGAACGTCGTCATATTCATCACTATCTTCCTCATTATCTTCTTCTCCCAAACTTTCAAAGCCACCATACAATTTTTCGTAAATGCATGTCCATTCAGCAGTTGTAAGTGAAACTGGTTTATCGTTACACATGTTCACAATCAAACAACTCCCAAAAAACAATGTTTCATCAATTGGAGGAGGAAATTCGTATTTGTTTTCTTGGGTTGCGCGACCATCGGTCTTACCATACACATTGATAGTATATGACTTTTTATTAATGTCATCGACTTTCCATGTCGTTGCCAATTTGAAACCTTGCGCGCTTTTAAATCCGGCTTTTTTGTATAATTCTTCTTCATTCCACGTTTTTAATACACTTTCTTTAATGGTACCATTCTTTTCAACGATTAGCAAACGAACAGATGACATTACTTACTATGTTTATTCATCATACATTTATATTGGTTTACAAATATTATTTGTTGTAAGCGTTTGAACTTCTGTATTTTTATGTTCATACTATTTAGTATTTTGTAAATATGATTACCGGATTTCTATCTAAGGCATTGTTTTTTCTATTGTTTATTTTTGTATCACATATGTTTATTCAATATGTACAAACCCATTTCCGTAGACCAAAACCAAAGGTATCTCGTTCATTAAGTAATGAAAAATATACAAAAATGATGGAACAAATACAGAGTTCACCTCAGGATAATTTATTCGACAAAGACCATATTGAAAAATTGAATAATGATTTGCAGCAGTTTATGGATGAACAGACCCCTCAAAATATTTCATAAAACTATATAAATAGTACTTGGAATATTGATTATGTTAGTACTCAACGCCGGTCAAACGTCCCATCTAATTAAACGATTACCTCAATTTGAACTTTCCTATGAAACCATTTCACATAAGAAAGTTTCATCTGTATATGATGTATGTATAGCGATACCAACTGGTAAAAAAATGTTATTATGGTTTACGTTCCATCAAAAAAATTATACTTGTTATCTAATGGAATTAAACCGAGACAAAAAAATTATAAAGGTGACACATAGTGACATAAAATCGAATATGAAATTATCTATTGGAACGCTTATATATGCTACTTGTGTCATTGATGAACATTCGGGCAAAGAAAAATATGTTATAGATGATATTTTATATTTTCGAGGTGTAAATATGAAGAAGATGTCTACTTTGGACAAATTAAGTGCTTGGAATAACGCATTTTCATATTTTGAACCAAATACACCCATTTATTCTCCGCACTTATGGAGTGTTACATTAGACGGAATTGAAGAATATCCGAATACGATTGATAACCATCATTCTTCATCTATACAATACCCGATACATCATGTTCAGTATCGTTCATCGAGTGAAATTATGCCTCATGTAAACGTATATTTATCTAAGAAGATGAATTTGGTGAACCTACCCAATACCATAAAACCCAGTGTACCTACTCTTCCCGACTTTGATATTGAACCTTATAGAATGATTCTGAATAAACCGCAATACAAGATGACCACTGTATTTGAAGTCAGGGCAGATTTGCAATATGACATTTACCATTTGTTCGCATATGGACGAAGCAATTCAACTGTGTATTATAATTTGTCCTATGTTCCAAATTACAAGACAAGTGTGATATTGAATTCTATTTTCAGGAATATCAGAGAAAACCGAAATCTGGATTACATTGAAGAAAGCGATGACGATGACGATTTCGAAAATATTCAACACGACAAATACGTAGATTTAAAAAAGAAAATACACATGGAATGTGTATATGACCGCAAATTTCGCAGATGGACACCCCTAAAAATCGCACATAAATACGCAAAGGTTGTACATATTAACAAATTGTAGCACCCGAATAGAAAAACCATACTATACTGACTAACACCAATACTCCAAAATACATCACCTTGTATTTGTCGTCTCCTTCTAATAAATGTTTTACAACTAAATCAGATAATCCAACACCGCCAATATACAAACATAAGTAACTAAATAAATCTACAATATCTGTTGGGAACGTCATATACTATATTGTATGAAATATATTATATGTTTTTATTGATCATCACCTCTTTAATGACACTTCGAATCACTTTGTCGCGGAATAACTTAGATTCGTGTTCTCCAAACCCACCTAGAATAGCGTCTGATAACTTCATAAACTCTTGGTTATCAACTGTATCCATCTCTGTATAATTTGGATGTTCTTGTGTCCACTGACGCATTGTTTTACAATTTTTGTTCGCTACTTTGTTCACGAGTTCTTTCATTATCTCTTTGGAATTATTTTCTTTTTCCCAAACGTCATTGTCTCGTATATACAACGTTTCTCGTTTCAAATCCGTACAATGGAGAGGTCGTTTGTATATATCTAATTCTTGAAGTTTGTTAATTAAAATACGAGAAATTCCTCCTACGTAACCCAAACGACCTGTTTCCGTCAAGTCTTCTATATCCAATGTCATATTCGACAGAAACTCGGACATATTTATCGCATCTTTGCATTGTTCATTCAAAAACACTTGTAAATTGAACTTTTGATTGTTGTTAATCGTATTGTTGGTGGTCGTTGGCTTTTGCACAAGTTCGATTAATTGTTTATTTTGCTCGACAATCAGTTCTTTAAACTCTTGATTTTGTTTTATCAGCTCCATCATCGTCTCTACGTTATCTGGAGAAGAAACATGATTGATAGCATTATCGGGCGTAATATCTTCAAACCCTGCAATATTATCAAACTGACATACCTTCTTGTGACGATAATATCCACTGTCGTATTTATATGTCTTACCACATACGCATACAAAATGGTCATTTTTGGTTTTGGGGATTTTCGGGGATTTTTTACTATCATTTACTATCTTTTTATGTTTTGCAGTGGATAAATGTTTTGTAAAATCTTTTTTGTTACCAGTTTGATATTCACAATTTTCACAAAAATATTTGGGGATTTTTAGGGGATTTTTTACTACCATTTTACTATCTTATAATGATAGTAAAAATCCCCTAAATACTTTTTTCCAAAATAATATTAAAAAAAGTATGCAGTCCACTTTTTTTTCCAAAATTTGAAATCAAAGCATTCTGCTGTGAACGTGTTTTTCAAGTTTTGGAATTCGGAAACTATTTTGGAAAAATGAAAATTGGACATTTTAAAAATGTCCAAAAGTGAAAAATCCTACAGAGAGTTGAAATCAGAAAACATACACTTTTAGATCTTGTTCACCATGACTTCTTTAATGACATTTTTCACAATTTTGTCTTTGAATTGTTTGCATTCTTGGTATCCTAATCCACCCAGCATGGCTTGAGTCAGTCTTACATATTCCATATTTTCGGGAGAATCGAATATTTGGTATTCAGGATGTTCATCCGTCCATTGACGAATATTTTTACAGTTTTTGTTAGCCACCTTGCTAACTAATTCGTTTATTTTTTGCTTAGAATTGTTTTCTTTCAACCATTCATCGTTTTCTTTGATATACAATGTTTCGCGTTTCATATCCGTACAATGAAGAGGTCGTTTGTATATGTCTAATTCTTGTAATTTATTAATCAAAATGCGGGTAATACCTCCTACGTAACCTAATCTGCCAGTTTCCGTCAAATCTTCTATATCCAATGTCATATTTTCCAAAAATTCGGACATATTTATCGCATCTTTGCATTGTTCATTCAAAAATACTTGTAAATTGAACTTTTGATTGTTGTTAATCGTATTGTTGGTAGTTGTTGGTTTTTGTGCAAGTTCGGTTAATTGTTTATTTTGCTCGACAATAAGTTCCTTGAACTCTTGATTTTGTTTTATCAACTCCATCATAGTATGAGCCACATTATTCGTATTATCGTCTATGTTTTTATCTACTATTTTTTCCGGGTTATTATCTGAATTACATTTCTTTTTATGATACCATAACGAGTTTCGTGCACTGAATATTTTATCACATAATTCGCAGCAAAATATATTTTTGGGGTTTTTTGGGGTAAAAGTGTTCAATTCTGTTCTATTTATATGTTTTGCGGTGGACAAATGACGAGTGTAATCTTTTTTATTGCTCGATATAAATGCGCATTTTTTACACTCAAATTGTTTGGGGTTTTTATGGGTTTTTTTCATTCTAAAATGTTCTATATTTATAGAACATAAAAAACCCCTAAATCGATTTTCACAAAAAACAATAAAAAAAGTATGCAGTCCACTTTTTTTTCCAAAATTTGAAATCAAAGCATTCTGCTGTGAACGTGTTTTTTAAAAACTTCGTTTTCGGAAACTATTTTGGAAAAATGAAAATTGGACATTTTAAAAATGTCCAAAAGTGAAAAATCCTACATAGAGTTGAAATCAGAAAACATACACTTTTAGATCTTGTTCACCATGCATTGTAAAAATACACATCATATAAATTATATTGACTGCTTTATAGAGTATATATAATTTAATTAAATGGACTGAATATATTGATAGGTCCCTTTACTTTTTTGGTTCGTTTCCATACTTGATAAAATTGGTCACGACAATGAGGAAAAAGACCTTCATGTGTGGTCAATGGTTCATGATAATCCACTGTGAATTTGTTTTTTGTAAGTATTTCATCCACATATTTTTTATGTTCTGGATTGTAATAATCATTTTCCATAATAATCAAGTTGACGTTATTCAATATTTCAGGCATATCATATAAAATATAATAAAACGCTCCTTCACAATCCACAATTAATGTATCAAAATTGACGCGATAATTTTTGTTAATGTCTTTCAATGTAATTGTTTCTACGCGATTGAAACCTTCCACGTCAACATCGCTTTCTATAGTGTTCCATCCTTTTTGAATAAGACGACGTTTTGATAATGCCGCGGTTACAATATGGAAATTAAATCCATTTTCCTTCATATTTTCTTCCAACATTCTTGCGGACTCAGGGTCAGATTCGATTGTAACAAACTTATTGTTGTTTTTCTGTTTTAAAATATGTGCAATCACCATCGAATTTCGCCCAACATTGCTACCAAGTTCTAATACTCGCTCATTTCCAGTCAAATAACGGACTGCGATGCGCTGTTCAGGTAGTTCATCTTGCATATTACCATATTTCAATTTGATTGTTTTGTGAATGATTTCCAATTTGTTATCCGCATCTGCATAAATGTATTGTATATTACTCGGAATATCGTCATTTTCATATAACTTATTATGAATTGTGTCAATGTATACAGTTTTGGTATGGTCATGTAAAGTGACTTGTTCGTTATCATTACTAACAATGATTGATTTCACTTTACCATACGCGGGATCCGTAAATAATAGAAATCGCGAATGTTCTGTGTCTGGAATACGAATGATGTTATCGGTCATCAGTTCTTGATAGCATTTTGTCGTAACGTCTAGATATTTGTTATCAGTTCCATAAAAAATCTTCATCTTATTATACAAAAAATACGTCTTTGTTTTTATATTTTTTTTTTGAAAGTGAAATTATAATTTTTACATATAGTCACAATATGTACAACTACAATCTGTTAATGTTTTCATTCTATATTCTCGTTCATTTTTGTTTCGCATATCTTGTATAGAATTACATTTTACTATATGGGTCGTGTGAATAGATATCAAGTAATACTGATTCGTCAATAACTGACCATTTCGAGTTTCATTGTTAATCAATTCAGAAATAATTGAAGATGAATATTCGCGGTCTTTTAGTTCTGATTTTTTCGGGAAGTAGGTTTCGGTAAACCCGATAATTGTTTTGGGTGTAATGAAATATTGAAGCAATTGCTTATTGGGAAAATACCCGCTCAAAATCAATCCGTCTGCATAACACATATCATCGCGAAGTTCTGGCGTCATATTATAGAGAAAGTTCGTGGATATGTAATATTTCAATATTTGATGAGTATATTTATTCTTGAAGATAAATACATGCGGATTGATATGTGAGAATTTGGATTCCCAGTTGTTTTGTTGTTCTCCCTTCAATAATGTATAAACATATTCGTCATCCATAGGATAATCATCTAGTAATTTATATCCGAAATGATAGCATTTTTGTGTCATTTCCTCAATAAAGTTTGTTTTGTATGATGTTTCATCATAAGGAAAGGTTTCATTTTCGCCGCGAGGTTGTATATCTACATAAATAAATTCTTTCACGTCTTTCAAGTTGGCGTGAAGGGTTGGTTCAATATGAAACCATGGACCAATGTAAAGAATTTTTCTAAGACCCAGTTTGGTAAATTCGGAAGAATGCGCTGGATGGGTCATATCTGGCCATTTGTAAGAATGATTGTCTGCGTTCATGATGTAATTTTTTAACTACATACATAAAAAATACATTCAATACTTTCAATTTTACAACAAACTACAACTACTTACATAAATTTACACGTTTTGACCGGATTGCTTTGTTACCACTTGACCTGTGAGAAGTATGAAAATCGTCAAAGTTTCGCTTTACTGTATTTCCATCGTGATCAACATAAATGATACTGCGCATATTGAATTCTTTCATCTTTAGAAAACAATCTATACATGGCGACGAACATAGCATTTCTCCTGTAGTTGATGTGCGAACTATATACATATTTATTTTCTTCGTTATGTTTTTCTTCAAACATTTTCGCAAAACGTCTATCTCAGCATGGCATGAACAAGTATTGCCGATCATGCCATCCTTAGAATACGTTCTATAATTATTACATCCTCGAGCAACAATTTTACCTGAAACTACTGCGATACATCCTAGTTGGAAACTAATTGGTGATTTTGTTGCTTCTTCCATGGCGAGCGACATATATCGCGCGTCAGTATTGGAATAGCAATCGTTATTTGTCATATTTGCATATTTGTTTGATGGTGTTACAATATATACATTGTTTCTTTTCAATTTTATCCATTGACCAACTCATCGATCGTTTTGTATCCATCTATATCCAATTCTCGATTGATTTTTGATTCAAGTCGCGCCAACTGGTCGATTAATTTTTGTAAATGAGGAAGTATTACTTGTTGATACACTGGTGATTCCGCATGTGGGTTTTTATTTATATCGCGTATCATTGCGCGTAAATTCCACAATTCGTATTCCACTACATACTCTTTTTCGTCTTCTAAGTTGGGTATATATTCCCACGATTTCGCTGGAGGTTTAGTCATAGTTATTTGTTTTAGTGTATTTATTGTTTTGTTACGATTATTCTTCAATTTTACATGGATAAGTATATAAATATTATTTTCAAATACTTGTAATGAAAACAAACATATTTTTATTGATTTTATTTATATTTTCAGATTATACTGGTATTTGGAATTTATGGAGTGAAAATGTGTATAGACGTATACTACATCATTTACAATCTAACTATGATTACAATAAAAAACCTCTTGTTCATATATTCAAAAATGGGTTGACTCTTAGTGATGTTAAATATTTGAATAATATCCTATATACGAAGGTTGGTGGAATCACTTCGAAATCACATGTATTATCTAGTCTATTTGGAGGACATTATTCACAAAAAAATACGTTGTATTATAATGATTTCAATAGCAGTACCCAAAGTCGCTTAGATTATATTGGTAACAAAAACTTACACAGTTATGAAAAAATATCCAAATTTCCTTTATCGTTAGGAAATAGTTCTTTTCGTGGAACCATTTTAATGTATGCTGGTAAGAATTCCGGATTTACTTATCATTATGACACAGAGGAAACAAATTGTTTTCGTACGATTTATCTTATAAATAAAACAGGTAAAATCCCACCGTTTTCATATTATAATGAACAAAATGAATTAGTGCGTATACATCTGAATATTGGCGATGGTATATTTTTTCGTGGTACAACAACATATCATGGAATAGAAAAATTAAATAATGACGATTCTTTGCGATATGTTAGTGGTTGGCAATATTGCGGAGATAATATGATTAAAGAAAAAAGCATTTGTAGTGAATTAAGGGGAGCATCTATATCAGAAATATTTTATACATTTTTCCCGTTAATATTATTTACTAATATAGCAATACAAACATTAAATAAAATATGTTATTTTGAATATGGTAAACGCTTACACATGGAGACATTAATTATATCTTTAGTCAATATTTACGTGTATCCTTTTTTCATTACAGATATAGGTTATGGTCGAACAAGCACAATTTCACAGTTAACTACGTTTTATTTTGTATGTCTTTTGGTAAATATAACTAACTATCATGATGGGATGCTATTATTTAATTATATACTATTAACCGAAATGTTGTTTACATAATATCTCTACCCAATATATAGTATGTCTGGAACTGGAGGAGGATTTTTCGAGTTCACTGCCGGAAATGTGCTACCCACTACTACTACCACTGGTACTTCTGGTGGACAAGAACTAATTGCTTTGAAACAAGATGGAGGAAAGAAGCGCAAGAGAAAACAATCAAAAAAAAGAACTAAGACAAATAGAAAATTGAAAAAAAATCGTAACAAGAAAAGAAAGACACAGAAGAAATAGATTGACTTATTATTATTATTATGTCCGCCACCTTGTTACCCGATGATATGAGTTCGCTCTTAACATTGTATAAACAAGTGAAAAGTTATCACCCTGAATGCAAAGAATCGTTCGTGGCGATAAAAAGTCACGCGAATATGCTGAAATCAAACCTAGAAAAAAATTTGAAGGGTCCAATTACCCTGAATGATTATGAGTGTTGGTATCAAATTCAAGTAGACAAAGAATTAGATAGTCAGGTAGCCTATTTAAAATACAAAGTTGATTAGTTATATGTATATGTGTATGTGTAAATTATTCCAAATTCTCAAAGGCAATTAAACATTTATGTTCCGATTTCGATTCTTTATCTTCATCCATTTTCGTAGTTTTGTCTTTCGGGTCAAATACTAATTTCCATTCATCGCTGTTATCTACTGTATCCATATTTGTATATTTTTTACTGTTGTTTTGAATAATTTTGTAATTACATTTTTTGTAATAGCGACGTCGCTGTACCCACTGTTTTTGAAATGGGTCGTGTTGGTCTACCAAATCTACAATAATGGGTTTGGCGTGTTTCACTCGTAAAATTCTTCCGACGGATTGTGTAATATCCGTTTTAGGGGTCACCATGACCAATGTAGAGAGTGTTTTGATATCCAATGCTTCTGCTGCCATGGCGTAAGTTGCCAATACAATACGTTTCTTCTCTGTTTTATCCAAATCAACTTGTTTCATACCTCCCACATAATATCCAATCATCTCTTCGTCATCATTCCATGACTTGATGTATTGATATATCGCTGTTAGCAAACTACGATTATGACATAATACCATGATTTGTTTATCCGGGTCTTCGCTCAACAAATCTTGGAGAATTTTGATAATAAACATTGTGCGAGGATTGTGCGCACATAATTTGGTTATCATCGTACTATATTTGGTATTGCCGCGATAATCTGTTTCTAATTCGTTGAATTCCTCGTCGTTGCTATGGAAATGAATCGCGCGAACACATACGGGGTCTTCGCCTTCTCGTTGTTTACTATATATTTTGCTTCCAATAAACATATACAATACTTTTGTAAGTCCGTCTTTGCGGTCCACCGTTGCTGAAATCCCAAGCATATTTGGTGTAGTGACCTTCAAAAGGGTTTTGGAAAATTGTTCACTTCCTATGCGATGCACCTCATCTACAATAGTTAATCCGAAACTTTGAAATCCATTGGGACCATAATCTTTATCATACAATGATTGTAACATACCAATTACAATATCTTTGCCTTCAATGTCGAATTTTTGACCTTGTATTTTTCCAACTTTCGCTCCTGGTAAGAAATCTTCTATACGTTCGATCCATTGATTCATCAAGAATTCTTTGTGAACAATTATTAAAGTTTTTTTCTTAATACGTGACACGATATTCAGTGCCATAATCGTTTTTCCTGCACCACAATATATCTCTAATATACCTCCATTACCATTTTCAGTATGATTTTTGGCAATAGGTTCGCCAATGTGGTTCATGTAGACTCCTATGATGTCTTCTTGATAATCACGTAAAGGTTTATCAAAAGAAACGTCAATATCATCTCCTTCTTGAAGTTCACTTTTATCGGGCAAACCATAACGCTCAATACCGTAGAATCGAGGCAAATATATTTTTTTATCGTTTTCTTTATACACTGGAAAAGCGTTTGCTTGAGCAGCACCAGGTGCACCATAACTCATTTTCATCTCCATCGGTTTTACCAATAATTCTTCTTTCAAACAAGCAATGTCTTCTTCGGTCATTACCGACTTGGGAATAGTGTATCCTTTTTTGCCCAAATACCCAGCGCTACGCACATTTTCCTTGTATTCAGGCGTCAAAAGTAGACTAGTTTTCAAAGTGGGTTGCTTCAAATTCTTCTTTCGGTTCATATTTAACTGCTATAGTATAACTACATAACATTATTTGTATTTAGGATAATTCAATTTTCATTATTTCCGTTGATAATGGGTAAAAATAAAATACCAATCTATAATATATACGATGATGAAACTTCAGAAAATGTTCAGCACCTTATCGCAAGTAGAAATGATTGCACTTGCTGTGTTTGTATTATATATTGTCTTTCCCATTGAGAACCCATCTTTTATTTCTAATATGGTGGATACTCCTCTGGGTATGGTCGGTGTTTTAGCAGTAACCTTATATCTTTTCTTCAATGCTAACCCTCTGGTGGCTATCTTATACGTGTTTGTTGCCTACGAGTTATTGAGACGTAGCGCCAAGCAAACTGGAAAGGCAGCTATCCAGGAGCATACCCCTTCTCAGATGAAGAAGGACGTGAAGATGCAGAAGATGAACCCTGTTAAGAAGGAGACTTTGGAGGAGGAGATCGTGGAGATGATGGCTCCGATTGGACACAGTGACCCCGTT